AACGCAACTTATATACCTCGTGAAGTTGAAGAAAGATATCGTCAGCAAGATATGTCTCTTGGTTGGCTACGTATCCTTCTTAATGGTCAGGATGATTACCAAGAAGTTGGTAAGAAACAACAGCAAGGATGGGAGTTTGTTTCTCCTGAAGAAGTACCTGAAATGGGAGCAACTTCTACCGTGAGAGAAGAAGGCCGATATGCTGGAGTTGTCTGTCGTGGAGACATTGCTTTGGGTAAGATACCCACGGTAAAGCTAGAGGCCAAAAGAAAACACTATAGGACTAAGGCCAACGATATGTTGGAAGCTGTTAATGCACAATTAATGCGGCATTCCAATTCTCAGATGCCTATTTCCAATAGTAGTAAATCGAGAACATTTAAAGGACGTACTCCTAATTTTCAGGAGTAGTCTATTAACAATGGAAGGAGAATACTATGTCTAGTACAAGAGCACTACGTGGCTTCCTTCCTGCTCGTAAGAAGGGGCAGAATTATAATACTGGTGGGATGTCAACTGTTATTTCACCAACTACTATAACTCGTGCTCCTAAGAAACTGTATACTGGTGACTTAATCTGTATTGAAGCTAGTGGTACGATTTCGGAATCTATTGGTGCAACCTTGAAGCCTTCGGGTGTATTCGTTGGTTGTAACTATGTAGATACGGATGGTAAGCCAACTTGGTCACGTTACTGGCCCGGTGAAGCTATCACTGCTGCAACCAGCATTGAGTTCCATGTCATAACTGATCCTGATCAGACGTATTACATTCAAGGTAATGCAACTTGTAGTCATGGAGAGATTTGTAAAGTACTTAATTATACGGCAACTGTTTCGACAGCTTCTGCTGGTAGTACTACTACAGGTCAGTCTGCATTTTTTGTAGAAACTTCGGCTGCTGGTGTAGAAACCATTGTAGGTAATGTACGAGTTATTGGCTATGCTAAAGATCCGAATGAAGGTACAGACGGACTTGACCAATATCCAATGCTTGAAGTTTGGTTACCCACTCACAGGGATCGGTTTGCAACTGCAACAGTTTCAACGGCATAACTAGGAAGGAGATAAACTATGGCTGTAAACAGAGCTAGTATTGCCAAAGAACTTCTTCCCGGCTTAAATGCCGTCTTCGGGTTGGAATATGGTCAGGTTGACGATGAACATAAAGCACTTTATGACGTTGAAAATTCTGATCGGGCCTTTGAAGAAGAAGTTCTATTTACAGGTTTCGGCACTGCTCCAGTTAAATCTGAAGGGGCTGCTATTACTTATGATGATGCACAAGAGAGTTATACTGCCCGTTACACGGCAGAGACTGTAGCTCTAGCTTTTGCAATTACAGAAGAAGCAATGGAAGACAACTTGTATGACACCTTTGCAAAACTACGTGCCAGAGGTTTGGCTCGTGCAATGGCAAATACCAAGGAAGTCAAAGCTGCTAATCTGTTTACCAACGGATTTTCCGATACGATTGGAGATGGTGTTGCATTCTTTAGTGCTGCCCATCCTACCATTTCTGATGGAAACCAGAGCAATCTGGAATCTGCTGGTGCATTGGCTATTGCAACTCTTGAGACTGCTATCACCAACGTCCAAAAGACCAAGGATGATCGTGGTATCCTCATAGGTGCAAGTGCTGTATCTTTGCATATTCCTGTTGATTCATGGAATACTGCTGATACCATTCTGAATACTCCCGGCAAACCCGGTGGTGCTAATAATGATATCAATGCCACTCGTCACATGGGCATGATTCCTAACGGATTCTATGTCAATAGACGTTTCACTGGAACTGATGATTGGTTTGTAAAAACCGATGTTCCTAATGGTACAAAGATGTTCACACGTACTCCACTTCAGACAAAGATGGAGCCAGATTTTGACACTGGCAATCTTCGATTTAAAGCACGAGAGCGTTATAGCTTTGGTGTTTCCGATTGGAGAGGCTGGCGTGGAAACGCTGGAAGCTAAAGGCAACTAATGTGAGGGGGGTGATGCGTTAGCCACCCTCCTTACTATTACTAAAAGGAATTTAATATGGCTACAAATTTAATAGTTGCAATGGCAACAGCAGGAAGTGGCCCACTAAAAAGGGTAGATACAGGAGCAACAGTAGGTGCTGATGGTACAACTACTCGTATAGTGGCTATTCATGCTACGGCAACTGTATCAGGAATGATTGAAGTAATAGGTGAGCAGCAAATTACAAATAAGACTGCACAGGGAACAGCTATACGATTGGCTATTCAGGCAAACGGAGTAATTGATACATATTTAGGAGAAACTGGTGTAGCCGTATATGGTAAGGTAACTGTATCTGCACCTGATGCTGGACCTGTAACTGCCATATTAGGATAAGCACATGCCTAATTATGCATTCCTTAAAACAGATCTTATAAATACATCTGAAAATGATTCTTCAGAATATGAGGAACAGATTCCCAAGTTTGTAGAGAAGGCAGAAGATCGTCTGATAAAAGAACTGGATGATCCCGGTCTGGATAACTTTGCCACTTTCTCATTTACGGCAAATAATCCTACGGTTAGTCTGCCAGCCGATACTCTTGTAGTAAGGAATGTTAATTTTAAAACGAGTGCCTCATCTAATATTACCACTCTATTACAAAGAACATATGAGTATGCTATAGATTACTGGCCTCACGCCAGCACATCTTCAGGTACTCCACGATATTATGCACGTAAGAATAATACATCCATTTACATAGTACCAACTCCTGCTTCAGCAGTGTCAGGAGAAATACAATATACACGCAGACCTATTCCCTTATCTTCTGCAACAGGGACAAGTGCAACAACCTCAAACTACTTTAGTGAATTTGCCTATACTGCACTCTTTAGTGCTTGCATGGTAGAGTCAGCACGATTCACCAAGAGTTGGAATGTAGTACAGGAATGGGAAGGTAGTTATAAAAATGCAATAGATGCACTTAGAAATCAATCTCGTAGAATGAGGCAGGATGATATGGAAAATCCACGTAATCCAGTGGGTGGTCCTAATACTGTAATACAAGGAGCACAATAATGGTTAGTCGAACTAATACTTCAAAAACAATTCGTAGACGTAGAGGTGGAGCTGGAAAGAAAACTGGTGCAGGTACAAATGTACGTGATACACGAGTAGGAACAGCCAAGGATCTAGCAGAAGGAAAAGCGTACAGAGGTACAATAAATCGTCCCGGTGATTGGGAGATGGTTCCCGGTACTGGTACAAGTCCTTATAACCCACCTGAATGGCGTAAGAAGAAAAAGCCAGATACAAAAGTAACTAAAGAGGATTTACCTCCACCTAAAGGATATGAAGGAGATAGAGGAGAAAAGTACCGAATGCGAAAGCAAAAAGAAGATGATTTAATGGACACTATTTTAAATGATCCTAATTTTGGAGCTAAAGCAGGTGGTAAAGTTTCCAAGTCAAAAGGTGGAAAAGTAAAGAAACGTAAAGGTGGTACACCAAAGAGAAAGTATTCTAAAGGTGGATCTGTCTCTCGCAGAGGTGGTGGTAAAATTATGATCGGCTACAAAGCTGGCGGTAAAGTTTAATAAAGGAGACAGACAAATGGCTATAAAAGTAAAAACTAAAGCTAAGACAAAAAAGCGTAAACGTAAAACACCTGTACCAGCAGCAGCAGCAGGTGGTAAGGGTAAGAATGGTAAAGCTACGCAAAAAGGATTACGCTTTAGAAAAGATTATGTTGTAGAAGAAGGTGCTAGTCGTGATCCTGTTACTGGTGGGAGTGTTAGAGCTGCTCGTAAAGGCGATACTGGTAAAGTATCTACAGGTAGTGGACAAAAAGGATTAACAGAAGGAACAGCTACAGGTTCAGGTTGGAAAGCATCCCGTGGTAGACAAGGACGAGTAAAAAGGAAAACTCAACTAGAAGTTAAAAAACAGAGAGGTACAATTACAGCAGCAGAACAAACAGAATTAACTAGATTAAGAAAATCAATGGCTAAGTCTGATGCTGAAGCTACAGCTAGGCAAGGACGTAAAGATGTTAAAGGTCAGCAACGTGCAATTGAACAAGGAAAGAAAAGACGAGGAAAACCTAAAACTTCAGATCCAGATTGGTTTAAACAAACAGGTGAAATTCGTAAAGGATATAATCCTACTCCAAGAGAAATACAAGTTGCTATAACCAATGCACAATCGAGAAAAGAAACAGGTAAAGTTAGACGATTAAGAGCTATGCTAGAAGAAATGAGAGGAAGAAAACCGGGTGAAACTGCTATAGGTGGATATAGAGGAAGTACAGGTACAACTAAATCTTCTGCATATACTAAAGATTCAGGTGGTGGTTCAAAAGGAACTGGTACAAGAGGAATGAGAACATCTAAATATAGTAAGGGTGGTCTTATAGGAATGGGTGCTGCTCTACGTGGTGGTGGTGCCGTAAGAAAGAGAGGATCTTAAAATGGGTATTTTATCTAAAGGTATAAGAGCAATTCAAAGGAAACGTATTCAACGGAAATTAAAACCAAAGGCTTCAAAGAAAAAAGCTGTAAAAAAAGATACAGCACGAGTACAATCAGAAGCTCAAGCAGGAGCTAAACGTGCTGATCGTAGTAAGAAGACTGAGCAAGTTGCAAAAAGAGTTCTTCCTGAAATGTCAGGAGTTAGAAAACAACTTCAAGGTATGAGTGCAGCAGATATAGCTGAAGAGTATAGTGGTAAAGAAATATCAGCTATGATTAGAAAAGTTAAAAATCCTACAGTTCTAGCAAGATTACAAAAAGCTAAAAGAAGTAGAGAAAAGAAGGCTGGAACATTTATAAAAGAAAATCAAGGTTCACGTAGTAAAGGATTTTTACGTAGTAAAACACCTCTTGATATACCATCAAAGATGCCTAAAACTGGAACTCGTGGTGCTCAGTTAAAAGCTAAACAACTAAGAAAAGGTGGAACTGCTAAACGTAAGTCTGGTGGTAAAATGAGTACAGATGGTAATTCTTTTGTAGCTTCTCTCTACAAAGGTGGAAAAGTAGGAGGGTAAGATGGCTCTTAAAGTTAAAACTAAAGCTAAGACAAAAACTCGTAAACGTAAAGCTAGTAGTTCTAAACCAAAGACAGATGAAACTACTATAGTTAAGAAAGAAACTCGTGGACGTAAGCGTAAAAAGCGTGGTCGTAAACCAAAGACAGATAAACCTATTGTAGCTAAGAAAGGTCCACCTACTGCGACTGAAACAAAAGTAGCTAGACAAATAGGAATAACTGTTACGCAACTACGAAAATCTTTAGCAAGTCGTGCAGAAAAAAGACGTAAAAAGCCTATAGATACTAAAAAGAAAGTAGCAGGTAAAGTTCGTGGAAGAAGATCAACTGGAACACTTCCACCAATGACATCAGGTGCAGCTTCTCCTGAAGCTAGAGCACGAGATATAGGAAAACAAGAAGCTGCTTTAGCAAGTAGACTAGAACAAGAAGCAGCAAAGCGTACTGGTAGAGGAAGTAAACTTATTCAACGTATGGTAGCTCAACGTCCTGAAGCTGCTGGACAACCTACCAGATTACCTCTTGTTAGAGGATCGGCTGCTCAAAGAGGTAATCTAGGTGAAGGAGTAAATACTGCTTTACCATCCAAGATGAAAGTAGATCCTGATCCTAAAAGTTATTCACGAGCACAGCTACGCAGATTAATTAAGAATGGAACAGTTAGACTTGTCCAAAGAGGTAGAAATCCTGATGGTAGTCCACGAGTAATAGTTGTAGCCACAGGTAGATATGCACCTCCAACAGCAGGAATAGCAGATGAAATGGGTCTAGGTGGTTCACAGAGAGCCTTACCATCTGAAGAAGAACTACGAGCTATGGGTGGATTTGAGATTAGAAAACGTGGTGGAACAGTAAGACGTAAAGCAGGTGGACCTATCGGTGTTGGTGCTGCTCTACGTGGTTATGGTAAAGGATATAAAAAGTAATGCCGTTTAAGTCAAAAGCTCAAAGATCTTATATGTATGCTAACCATCCTAATATAGCCAAGAACTGGACTAGAAAGCATGGTGCAGGTATACAGAAGAGTGCAGGGAGTAAGTTGACAAAAAAACCAAAAAGGAGAACAAGATGACTCATATTATAAATAGATTTAAAGAGCCTTCTTCCTATGCTGCATTGGCAGGTGTTCTAGCTATGGTTGGTATTTCCGTACCAGTTGAATTATGGCAGAATATAGTTATGCTTGCTTGTGGTGCATCAGGTGTAGTAGGTTTCTTTCTAAGTGAAACGCATCATACTCATGGTAAAAAGAAATAGTTTAGCATGGCAACGTCAGGAACATTTAACTTTAACTTAGATATAGATGAGGTGATCCAAGAAGCTACGGAGATGATCGGGGGAGAGCAAACTCTCGGTCATACTCCAGCCTCTGCACGTAGGTCTATTAATTTAATGTTAAAGGATTGGCAGAATAGAGGTATTCTGCTATGGACTACCTATACTACATTGGTAACAGTAGCTACCAGTACCACTTCCTATGCACTGGCAAGTGATACCTTGGATGCATTGGAAGTAGTATTACGTAGAGATGACACAGATATACAACTACAAAGAATTAGTTTTGAGGAATATCAGATTATTCCCAATAAGAAGCAGACAGGTAGGCCAAGTCAGTTTACAATAAAAAGAGATAGAGATAATCCAACTGTTCTAGTATGGCCCATACCTGAGAATAGTACAGATATTTTAAATATAGAAGGAATACGGGAACTGGAAGATGTTAATAAGTCTGCTGAACAGAATGCAGATCTTCCTAAAAGATTTCTCCCACCCCTTACATGTGGACTTTCCTATTATCTTGCCATGAAAACTCCCGGTGTAGATGCAAATAGAATAGGAATGTTAAAAGGAAATTATGAAGAATTATTAGTTAGAGCATTGGAAGAGGACAAACAAAGGGCTAGTTTATTTATCACACCTAAATTAAATATGGTATAAAATGGCTAGTAATAAGAATGCTCTAGCAATGTGTGATACATGTGGATTTGTTTATCCACATAGAGTTATGAAAATGAATAGTTATGGGATGCTGGTATGCCCACAGGATTATGAAGGTAAGTATGACCTGAAAAACCATCCACAGAATAAAGTACCTGATGTTAGAGATAACCCGGCAATACGTAACCCTCGTCCTGATGATGGTGGCAGAGCTATAGATTGGCAAAACTGTACCAGTAATTGGGATTCAGAAAATAGATGGTGGCAAACGATATGAGCACATTAACAGGAAGACAAATATCAGATACATATAAACAACTCGTAAAGCTGGCTGTAAGTGCCAATGCTGGTGTCTCTGCTGATCTTACACAGATACAAACAGGTGATGGTACTAATATAGCTTTCCAAGTTGCAACAGGAGCAGCCAAGGCAACAGGTACATTTGGAGTAGATGGTAATGCTTCTGTATCTGGTAACGTACAAATAGGTGGTACAGTATCTATTGATGGTGCTAATGTAGCAGCACCTAATGCAAAAGTATGTGCCTCTGCATTTTATGGTGATGGTTCCAATATTACAGGTGTTAATTCCAGTATAGGTGGAAATGTCTGTGTAGGAAATATATCGGTAGTAGGTAATGCATATGTAAGTGGTACATCCCAATTCGTAAGTAAGGTAGAATTTGATGACGATGTATGTGTAAGTGGTAATACTGTACTCGTAGGTAACTTGGCCGTAGGTGGAACTACCACCATAACAGGAGCCGTTAGCCTTGGAAGTACACTGGATGTAGCTGGCAATGTATCTGTCAGTGGTACATTTAAAGGAACAGGTGCAGCTACCTTTGAATCTACAGTTACTGTATCAGGTGATGGTACATTTAAGAAAGATGTATCGGTTAGTGGTGATGCCAATATAGGTACAAATCTTGCCGTGGCAGGTACAGCAACGATAGGTGGAGCTGCCAGTATAGCAGGTGCTCTTAGTGTTGGAGGAGCTACGAACTTACTCAGTACATTAACTGTAGTAGGTAAGGCAGAGTTTGACGATGATGTATGTGTATCAGGTAACTCAGTACTAGTAGGCAACTTGACTGTTGGAGGTACGGCTACCATAGGTGGTGCTGTGACTTTGGCAGATTCACTTGGTGTGGGTGGAGCTTTATCCGTAGTAGGTAATACATCCATAGGTGGTAATCTTAATATAACAGGAACTGTAACTATAGCAGGTACTGGTGTACAAGCAGCCAATGCAAAGGTTTGTGCTTCTGCTTTCTATGGTGATGGATCTAATTTAACGAATGTTCCAGCTTCTGGTAATACATCTGTTTCAGCTTTACGTATAACAGGTAATGCTACGATTGGTGGTACTCTTAGTGTAGCTGGTGCAGTTAACTTCTTGAGTACAGCTACTGTATCTGGAGCTTCAGGTTTCCTTAGTACAATACGTGTATCAGGTGCTACAAGTCTTGGAAGTACATTGGATGTAGCAGGTAATGCATCTATAGGTGGTACTCTGGCACAAACAGGTATAGCTACCTTTGCTGCCAAGGTTGAGTTTGACGATGACGTATGTGTAAGTGGTAACTCAGTATTAGTAGGTAACTTAGCCGTAGGTGGTACAGCCACTATTGGAGGTGCTGCCAGTATTGGAGGTGCTCTAAGTGTAGGTGGAGTAGCTAACTTTGCCAGTACAGTAACCATAGCTGGTGCTAATGTACAAGCTGCAAATGCAAAGGTATGTGCAAGTGCATACTATGGTGATGGTTCTAATCTTACAGGTATTACTGCTTCCGTTGAAGGTAATATATCAGTTAATAATGCTACCATAGGTGGTAACTTATTTGTAGGTGGTACGGCAACTATAGTTGGTAATACAACTTTAACAGCCAATCTTGGAGTAGGTGGAACATTTACAGCCGTAGGTAAAGCAGAGTTTGACGATGACGTTTGTGTCTCAGGTAATACAGTACTTGTAGGAAATCTGGCAGTTGGTGGTACTACTACCATAGGTGGAGCTGCTAGTGTAGCAGGAGCACTTAGTGTAGGTGGAGCTACTAATCTTCTTAGTACACTAACTGTTGCAGGTAAGGCTGAGTTCGATGATGCTGTATGTGTAAGTGGAAATACAGTTCTAGTAGGTAACTTAACAGTTGGAGGTACAGCCACTATTGGTGGAGCAGCTAGTATAGGAGGTGCTCTTAGTGTGGGAGGTGCTGCACACTTTGCATCAACAGTTACTATAGCTGGCAATACTACACTAACAGGTACATTAGGTGTGGGTGGTGTTGCTACTTTTGCATCCAAGGCAGAGTTTGATGATGACGTTTGTGTATCAGGTAATTCAATATTAGTAGGTAATTTAACTGTAGGTGGTACAGTAACCATAGCTGGTAACACAACTCTAACAGGTAACTTAGGAGTAGGTGGTACAGCAACTGTTGTTGGTAAAGCAGAGTTTGATGACGATGTATGTGTCTCAGGTAATACAGTACTTGTAGGTAACTTAGCTGTAGGTGGTACTACGACTATCGGAGGTGCTGCTAGTATAGCAGGAGCCTTGAGTGTAGGTGGAGCTACCAATCTTCTAAGTACATTAACTGTAGCAGGTAAAGCAGAATTTGATGATGCAGTCTGTGTCTCAGGTAACACAATACTTGTTGGTAATCTAACAGTTGGTGGTACAACAACTATAGGTGGTGCTGTTAGTATATCAGGAGCTTTAAGTGTAGGTGGTGCTGCTAACTTTGCCTCTACTGTTACAGTAGAAGGTGCTACTCATCTTCAAAGTACTGTATCTGTTAATGGAGTCATGACTCTTAATAATAATTTGGATATGCAAGACGATGATAAAATTCTTTTAGGTACAGGTGATGATTTACAGATCTATCATGATGCTACTGACAGTCATGTTGCAGATAATGGAACTGGAAGGTTACTTGTCCGTACAAATGGTGCAAGTATAAATTTCTTGAAAGATACTTCAGAGACAATGGCAGTTATGAATACTGATGGAGCTGTAGTACTTTACCATGATAATTCTTCAAAACTTTCTACGACAGCAAATGGAACTACTATAACTGGAACTTTACTTGCTACAACAGATACGGACACAAGTAATACAGGAAGTGTAACACTGGACTTTGCTACCAATCAAAACTTTGTTCTTACATTTACAGGTAATGTTACCTTTGCTAATCCAAGTACAGAGCAGGTAGGACAATCTGGAATTATAGTTTGTATTCAAGATGGAACAGGTTCAAGAACTTTAAGTTTAGGAACAGATTACGAAACGGCTGGTGGTGCAGGTATAACTCTCAGTACTGCTGCTAATGCCGTGGATATCATACCATACTTTGTTAAAGCATCAGGAAGTATTCAACTTGGTGCAGTACAACAGGCTTTCAGCTAATGCCAGTATTTGGAACACAGATGTTTGGGAGTGGAGGAGCTGCTGCATATTCTATAGAGAACTCTTTATGTTTCAATGATGACGATAGTCCACAGTTATCTTTCACTCCAGATTCTGCTGGAAATAGAAGAACGTGGACATTAAGTTATTGGTTTAAACTTTGCAGAAATGCAGAAAGTACTAGTGCAGGAATGAATGCTTTTAGTGCTGGTGGTGGAGATTTTGAGTTTTTATTATCAGATAGTAATTCTTCACTTTATCTAATAGATGGTGGAGGATTAAAAAGACCTAGTGCTCAGTTTAGAGATATGTCAGGTTGGACTCATATAATTTTAGCTGCTGATACTACTCAAGGTACAGAAAGCAATAGAATGAAAATATATCATAATGGTGTACATCTAACTGATTATGAAACAAATAACTCCATTAGTGAAAATTATGATTTTAATATAAATACGGCTGCTGCCCAAATATTTGGTCATCGAAATAGTGGAGGATATTGGGACGGCTATCTAGCTGAGTGTATTTTTGTGGATGGCACACAACAAGCTGCTACAGATCTAGGAGAGTTTGACGATAATGGAGTATGGAGGCCCATTAACCCATCAGGACTTACATTTGGAACAAATGGATACTGGTTAAAGTTTGCAGATAGTAGTTCTTTAGGTACTGACTCTAGTGGAAATGGAAATAATTTTACTGTCACTAATTTGGTAGCAGCAGATCAGGTTACGGATAGTCCTACTAAAAATTATGCAATTATGAATTATAATGATGCTCATAGAGAAAGTAGTTGTGTTTTATCTGAGGGATGTCTTAAATGGACGAACAGTAATACAGGTAATTCAAATGATGTACGAGCAACTTTTGGAATGTCTAGTGGTAAGTGGTATTGGGAGTGTGAACTGGATACATTAGGACAAAGTGGTGTTAATAGAGAATTTGTAGGTGTAGTAGGTCCAGCATGGGATATCCAAGATGGTTCTGGTGGAACTAGTTTTCCTCAAGTCTCAGGTAATAACGGCTATGCAATTACAACCAAAGGAGAAAAGATTACTGGTAATACAACTTCTTCCTATGGAAGTGCCATGAGTGCTGGAGATATTGTTGGAGTAGCTCTTGATTTAGATAATGGAAAGATATGGTTCTCAATTAATGGTACATATCCTAACAGTGGTGATCCAGCAGCAGGATCTAACGAAGCCTTTTCAAGTCTATCTGGAATGTTTCAACCAGCATTTGCAGCCGACTATGGTACAGGTAACTCAACTTTAATTGCTAACTTTGGACAGAGATCATTTAATACGGCTGCTCCAGCAGGGTTCAAAGAAGTACGTGCCGATAATTTTAGTCCTGATATTCCTGATGGATCGACTAATTTTCAGGCAGTTATTTATTCTGGTACAGGTAGTTCTAATGCAGTCACATTTGATGGTAATTCTAATATGCAACCTGATGCAGTTTTACTTAAACAAAGGGATGGTAGTAGAGTTTGGACACTTTATGATGCTGCTCGTGGTGTTGAGAAGTATATAAACTGGAATGATAATGATGCTGAATCAGAAAGTAGTGATAGTCTAACTGCTTTTGGTAGTGATGGATTTACTGTTGGTTCAGGAGCTTGGGTAAATGTTTCTAGTGGTTCTTTTTTAGGATATGGTTGGTCTGCTGGTAATTCAGGATCATCTAATACAGATGGTAGTATTAATACAACAACAACCTATGTAGATGCTACGGCTGGTATTTCTATAAGTACCTATACTGGAACAGGTAGTGCAGCAACTGTAGGACATGGACTAGGAACAACTCCTGTTACTGTATTTACTATGCCTCGTTCTAATGGAGATCATCGTCTTGCAGCAAATTGGGAACATGGAGTAACAGCCTTTACTGAAAAACTGAAACTTAATGATAATGAGGCACCTAGTTCTTCATCAAATCAAATTACAGGAGCATCTAGCACTACTTTTAGTATTGGAACAGATGTTGGTGTAAATGGCTCTGGTAGAACATACGTAGCCTATGCATTTGCAGAGGTTGAAGGATTTAGTAGATTTGGTACTTATGTTGGGAACGGATCGTCTGATGGAGCCTTTGCTTATTGTGGATTTGAACCAGCTTTTTTTGTAAGTAAACGAGTAGATTCAACATCGGATTGGATTGTGTGGGATAATAAAAGAAGCACGTATAATGTGATGAGTGAAAGATTAGTTCTAAATGATACTGCTGCCGAAGGTTCTGCTGATTTAGATTTTTTATCTAATGGTGTAAAAATTAGGAATAGTGATGTATCAAGAAATGCTGATGGTGGTGTGTATATTTTTTGGGCATTTGCCAAATATCCATTAGGTGGTGATGGTTTGTCACCAGCTCCCGGTAGATAAGGAGAATAATATGTGGAAAGAAATAAAAACAGGAAATATTATAAAAGAAGGTTCTTCTTGGATAAGTGCTGATGGTATAAAGCATCCAAGGAACTGGCATATATGGTCAGAAGATGATAAGAAGTTGGCTGGTTTAGAAGAAATAATTCCTGATCCTATTCCTAATGCAGTAACATGGTGGTATACACAGAATGCAGATGGTACAGTAACAAAGACAGCCAAGAAACTTGATGATGAAAATGTTACAGATAAAAATGGTAATTTACTAAAAGATCATAAAGGTAATCAGGTGGTTACTCGTGGAGTTAAATCTATTTTAATTGAACAAGTAAAGCATCAACAAGGTAGCCTTTTATCTCAAACTGATTGGGCTATTATCCGTAAAGCTGATAAGGGAACTGATATTCCAAGTAATATTCAAACTTGGAGAGATGCTATTCGTACTAAAGCTACAGAGATGGAGACTGCTATTAATAATGCAGTAGATACAGAAGCAATAGAAGCCTTGTTTTTAGTAACAGATCAGGAAGGTAACGTAACAGGTATATTATATGATTGGCCTGAGTTAGTAGAATAAAATGAGTATCTTTACCAACTATATGATGGCAGCAGCAGCAGCTCAAGCTGGAGCAGCTACTACATATTCTATTGATAATTCTTGTATGTTTGATTTTTCTTCTAGCTCGTATCTATCAAGAAGTCCTAGTTCTAATACTAATAGAACAACTTGGACTATGAGCTTCTGGTTTAAACTATGTAAATTTGCAAGTACTACTAGTGGAGGAATAGCATTATTTTCAGTAAGTGGTACTGAAATTAAAATATCAGATAATGATAATAAATTATATATAAGTGATGGTAGTAATTTTAAAGTTACTAGTGGAGTTTTTAGAGATCCTACATCTTGGAATCATATAGTTATAGCTGCTGATACAACACAAAGCACAGCCAGTGATAGATTAAAACTATATGTAAATGGTTCAATAGCATCATTATCTACGGATTCAGCACCAGCAGAAGATTTTGCATTTGATATAAATAGTACATCAGCACATTATATAGGTAAAGAAGGTTCTAATTATATGGATGGCTATATAGCTGAATTTTATATAATAGATGGTACACAAGCAGAAGCAGCAGACTTTGGAGAAACTAATAGTAAAGGTGTTTGGATTCCAAAAGAGTACAGTGGAAGTTATGGTACGAATGGATGCTTCTTAGATTTTGAATCTAGTGGTGATCTAGGTAATGATGTAAGTGGTAATAATAATGATTTCACAGAAAACAATATAAGTTCAGATCATCAATCATCAGATACTCCAACTAATAATCATTGTGTATGGAATGTAGCTGATCATTTAGAAGATAATATTACATTATCAGAAGGTAATAAAAGATTTGTAAATGGTACTGGAGCACAAGATTCAGCTAAAGGAACCTTTTTCCCAAGAACGGGTAAATGGTATTGGGAAGTTAAATGGACATCTACAGATGTAGTTGTAGGTGGGCTAATAGGAATAAGTCAATGTGATGTACAATCAAACCATGAACTAGGTAGTAGTAGTAAGCATGGTACAGGTGATAGCCTTGGTTATAGATCATTAGATGGAAAGACATATAGAAATAATACACTTGCTGACTTTGGAAATTCATGGGATGTAGGAGATGTTATAAGTGTAGCTATGGATCTTGATAATGGCTTTGTATACTTTGGAAAGAATGATACATGGCAGAACTCAGGTGATCCTACATCTGGTTCAAGTGGAACAGGTGCAGCATATACAATAAGTTCTACATTGGTTAATGGAGGTGGATGGGGTCCAGCAGTTTGTAATGAATCAAGTGCTGTATTTGATGCATACTTTGCTGAAGAAGAATGGCAGTATAGTGCTCCTACTAATTTCTTGGCATTGAATACAACTAACTTAGCTGCTCCTGATCTTGCAGATCCATCTACTAATTTCCAAGTAGCTACGTATACAGGAAATGGTAGTACACAGTCTATTACTTTTGGTGGTAATTCTAATATGCAACCAGATATAGTATGGATGAAGTGTAGAAGTAATGCTGCTGCTCATGTCTTTCAAGATGCAGCACGAGGAACTGGAAAAGCTCTCTTTTGGAGTAATAGGGATATAGAAGATGACGTAACAGATGCTGTAACATCCTTTGCTACAGATGGTTTTGCACTTGGAGATGGTAGTGAGTTATCTACTGGAGATGTTAATACAAGTAGTAGAACTTATGTAGCATGGAATTGGGCTGCTGGTAATTCAGGATCATCTAATACAGATGGTAGTATTAATACAGGAACAACATATGTAGATACAACGGCTGGAATAAGTATTAGTACATATACTGGAACAGGAAGTGGAGCAACTATTGGGCATGGTCTAGGAGTTACTCCAACTACTGTATGGATATTTCCTCGTAGTTATTCAGATAATCATCTTGCATCAAATTGGGAATCAGGAATTACTGTTTATAGTGAGAAATGGGTACTATCGGATGCAAATGGAGCAACCAGTTCTTCTGGTTTTGTTACAGGAGCAAACTCAACAACCTTTACAATAGGAACAGATGTTAATGTGAATAAATCAACTGAAACTTATCTAGCTTATTCATTTGTAGAAGTAGCAGGATTTTCTAAGTTTGGAACTTATACAGGAGAAGGAGAAACAGATGGTCCTTATTCATTCTGTGGCTTTACTCCTGAGATGGTTATGATAAAATTTGATGGTGATAATGAACCTTGGACTATTTTAGACAGAGCACGAGATACATATAATCCAGCAGAAAATTATGTAATAGGTAATGATGGTGATGCAGAAACAACTCTTAGTGGAGTTAAAGTAGATTTCCTTTCTAATGGTTTTAAACTTAGAGGAACAGATAATAGAATAAATGCTGATGATGGTACTTATGTGTTTGCAGCTTTTGCCAAGCATCCTTTTGGTGGGAGTGGAGTGGCAGTAGCTCCAGCAGTATTGTAAGGAATGAATAGATGAAGATTTTATTGACAACTATAATTACAATTGTTATCTTAGCTTTAACATCTATTTTTATTATAGGAGGAGTTCAAGCTAATCCATATACTAAAACACCAGATGAAAATAACCAATCGACTGAGATGTTTGGTAGATTATTTCAAAGGCATCTACCATGTTCAGATAGTGACTTTGCTCATAAGGATTTAACAGATAGATTACAGTTAAAGAAAGTATGGTGGGGATTAACGACAGAGCAAGATCTTGCTGAACTATATGTACATCAATATAAAGGTATGTGGGTATTACTTTTATCTAAACCAGATAATAAATCATGTGGATTAATAGGTGGGGAAATGAGTATTCCCTATGATACTAATCCATACTTTAAGTAGGAGTTGAATAATGGCATCAAGTTATACTAGTCGAATAAGACTAACAAAACAAGGAGATGGTGACAATCCCAACACATGGGGAACTGTTCTTAATAACCAAGTCATTGATCTGGTAGACGATGCTATTGCTTCTTATACAACAGTATCAATAGGATCAGCAGCTACAGTTACCTTAACAGAGAACGAAGGTGCAGCAGATGAATCTCGTTCTGCTTTCTTGGAATTAAAAGGATCAGTTGGTGGGTCCAATAATACTATATCATTGGTTATACCTGCCAAGTCAAAGAGCTATGTAATTAATAATAAGGTATCAGCTAATACTACAGCATCTGATATTGTGAAGATGAAGACAGCCAGTGGTGATGGATATGATATACCACTAGGTTCTGTAGGATTAGTTATATGTGATGGTACATCAGTACACTCTATTAATGCTAAAGGATTTAATCTAGGTACAGCAGCCAGTGCAGATATAGGAGTCTGTGCTACTAATATACCTGATACTTCTCTTGCTGACATACGATATCTACGAGTATCCACTACAGGTAATGTAACCTTACTAGGTACAAAGACTATACGTGATGGATCATTTGTTATATCAACATCAGCCAGAGTATACAATCCTATAGTGACTGTAACAGATGCAGCATGTATCAGTGTGAACTTTGCCAAGGGTAATAACTTCTTGGTTACTATAGGTGGAAATAGAACACTGAAGAAACCTGCTGAATGTACTGTAGGACAAGGTGGTAACATATACTTTGTACAGGATGGTACAGGATCTAGGACATTAAGTTTCAACACAGCTTGGCAGTTTGTATCAGCCTCTGTACCTAGTTTAAGTACAGGTGCTGCTGATGTAGATATGCTGGTATTTAATGCACGAAGTAGTGCAACAATAGATGCAGTACTTCTAAAGAACTTTGATAGGTAGATATGTCTTCTTCAGATGCTAAACTTGTAAAACTAAATATTGCTCCCGGTATTAGACGGGAATCTACTCAGTATGCAGAGGAAGGTTCTTGGTATGATGCCGACAGGGTAAGATTTAGAGCTGGTAAACCAGAGAACTTACGTGGGTATGAGACAAAAGTATCTGCTACGTTTGATGGTGCTGCTCGTGATCTTCTTACCTATACTGATTATGATCAGCAGAAGAGAGCAATCTTTGGCACACCTCAGAAGTTGTATGAACATGATCAGGATAGGCTTGTAGATATAACTCCTGTTTCTACTTCAACTACTATTACAAGTGCATTTACTGTAGCTCTATCAGCTACTACAGTTACAGTTACGGCTGCTGGACATGGTAGAGCAACTGGAGATTATGTCTTCTTTACCAGTGTATCAGGTCCAAGTGGTGGTGTAACCATAGGTGGTAATATAATATTAGGTACAAGTGTATATGAGGTTACTAATCTAGGAACTAATTCTTTCTCCATAGAAGTAGCTACAACTGCCAGTGCTGCTCAAAATAGTTCAGGGCAAGCTACTGTACACTATCCTATCTTTACTGGTGTATCTAATGCTGCTCCCGGTCTAGGATTTGGTGCTGCCAAGTATACAGCTACAGAGCCAACATCAGTAGGTATAAGTAAAGTTACAACAAATGCTGGTAGTCCATTAGTTACTGTCTCTTGTGGAGCTGCTCATAATGCTGCTGCCAATGACTTTGTATTCTTTAAACCCACAAGTATAGATGCTGTACCTGCCACAGTAGGTGGTAATCTTATATTAACTAAGCCTAGTGTAGGTGGAGTAAGTGTAGGTGGTCCTCTATTTACTGTGACATCTGTAGCCAGTACACAGATTATTATTACAACCAAGGCCAATGCAAGTGCATCAGGAGATGTTACTTCTAATTTGAATATGACTGCTCGTATATTCCCACAAGGTACTACAGGCAGAGCTTATAATAAACCTACATCTGTAGGGGCTACAGGTTTCTCAAGTCAGATTACACAATGGAGTTTAGATAATTGGGGTGAAGATGTACTATGTAATCGTAGGAATGGAACACTATATTTATTCGATACAGATGCATCAACAACTCCTTTAAGGGCAGTAAAGGTATCTGGAGCTACAAATTCCACACCTACAACGATTGCATCTATCTTGGTATCTCCTAACGATAGACATGTTATAGCTCTTGGAGCTAATCAATTTGGAACTACAGCATCTCCCACTGGTACATATGATCCCATGACAGTACGATGGTCGAATCAGGAAGACCAGACTAATTGGGTTCCTTCTGTTAGTTCGACTTCAGGTGAAGTACAGATTACAGATGGTAATAAGATAGTAGGTGGAGTACGATCCAGAAATGCTATTAATATATGGACAGATAATGCATTATGGTTACAGACATTTGTAGGTCCACCATTTACATTTAAGTTTACACAGATGGGTTCTGGTTGTGGACTTATAGCTCCTCATGCAGCCGTTGATTATGATGGTCGTACTGCATGGATGGGTTTTGATAACTTCTATGCATTTGATGGACAGGTACGAACTTTGGACTGTACAGTACGTAGATATGTATTTGATAGATTAAACGAGAGCCAGAAAGATAAGATATTTGCAGGAGTTAATTCAGAGTTTAAAGAAATAGTATGGTTATATCCTTCCACGGATTCCAATGAGTGTGATTCTTATGTTATCTGGTCACCTGATGAAAACTACTGGACCTATGGAAGTGGTATCTTTACCACCTTTGCAGACAAGGGAACCTTTGATAATACAATTACAACAGGTGTAAGTGTTGCAGGTAATAACTTATATAATAATGAACCTGAAAATATTTTTACAATAAATGGTGAAGCAGCAACTTCATTCTTAGAGTCAGCAGACTTTGATATTAATGATGGTAATGAGTTAATGTTTATTGACAGAATTGTACCTGATTTAGCTATTAATGATGGAGTTATAAAGTTTTCGATAAAGACCAAGAATTTTCCAGAGCAAGCTGACTCAGAATTAATAGAGAAAGGACCATTCTCTATATCAAAGAATACAAATAAAGTAGATTTAAGAGCACGAGGAAGGCAGGGAAGAGTAAGAGTATCATGTGAATCGGCTGGTACGAAGTGGCAATGGGGAACAGTTCGTATGTCGATGCAACCAGATGGTTTGAGATAATGGCTAGGTATCCAGAGTTTCCTACTATCTTTTCAGATGACATTCAACGAGGAGTTACCCATGCTTATAATAAGTTTCAGCAATGGGGAGCTGCACTTGTTAATGAACTAGATACACGAGATCAACAACAGGATGCTACACCAGCTACAAATATATATTCAGTAGTAACAGTAGGTAGTATTAAGAGGCCAGACAAAGGTGATATAGCTTACTCAGTTAGTACAGGTAAGTTTAAAGGATATGTTAGTACAGCAGCAACTCAAGCATGGCAGGATTTAAACTAATGTCAGAATTTATGGATCATTTATATAAGAGTAACTTTATACAAAACCTAAACCAAGGACTAGGTACACCTAAATACTTGGAGGGTAAGACTATTCAAACTTTAGTTGATCCTATGGCTAATATGAATAATCCTATGTTGAGTACAAATAAATCACCAAATACGTTTATTCCTGATAATACTATAGCACAGTCAAACTATATGAATCCTCGGAGAATGAAATCATGAGAGTAGATAAATTAATAGAGCTAAGAGAAAAGATAGGCAATGAACCTATCATGCCCGATGCAGAGGATAAGTATGAGGTTATGCAGATGATGAAGCAACCTCAGACTATGGAAGAAATGCAAGCTGCTGCTAGATTACGAACACAGGAAGATCCTGAATATTCTGCTAGGTATAAAGCTCCTAAACCAAAACCTTTACGTGGTGGTGGTAGTCTTGCAGAACAAGCTGAGAATGTAAGACAAGCAGGACGATATGGTGATACGGAATTAATGCATGTTACTCCTGAAGAAGCTAAAGGACTTTCTTCTTTACGTGGTGGAGTTACTCTTAATCCTGAAACTAATCTACCAGAAGCATTTGCTCCTGCTGCAATAGCTGCTCTTGGTGCTGCTGCTGCTCCTGCTATTGCTGGTGGTACTGCTGCTGCTGCTGTTCCATTAGCTGCTGCTGCTGTTCCAACAGCTTTTGGATTTGCTACTCCTGCTGCTACTTCTGGTATTATGGCAGGTAGTGCAATGTCTACTCTTCCTATAGGTGCTCATGTAATGGGTCAAGGAGTATATGGAGGAATAGGAGCAGCACAATCGAGTGGATTATGGGGTGGTTTAGCTAAGACTGCTAGTTCATTATGGGAAGGGTATCAAGGTATGAACCCTGTTTTCCAAGGTGCTCTGGAAGGTGCTCTCACTACTCCTGTTATGAATACTCTTACAGGTAAAGAAACAGAAGCAGAAGATGTTATGACAGGTGCTGTTCTTGGAGCTACTCTTGCAGGAGTTAGAGGTGAGAGTTTCTTAGGTGGTCTTGGAAAAGATACAGCAGCTAAAAAAGGAGTAGAAACGGCAGCAAAAGAAGCAGCAGCAGAAGAAGCAACAGAAACAGTAGCAGAAAAAGGATTATTTGATACATTTCTAAGTAAAGCTAAAGATAGTTTAAGTGATCCTTTAAATATTGCTATGGGTGCAGTTGCTTTAGGACCATCTTTATTTAGACAAGAATCTCAACCTTTAGGTGCTCCTAGAAGAGTTGCTCCTTTTGATCCAGCAGACCCACAGTTTGCCAGAACTGCTATAGATGTAGATCCAGTTACAGGTGAGGATAGGTTCTCCGAAGAATCTCTAGTTAGCAGAGTAGTAGAAGAAGGAGAAGGTAGAGGATTAGGGAGACAACTAACAGATGCCTTTACAGATCCTAGTGAAGAGATTGAGGTAGCTCAAGCAGCTAATGGTGGTATTATAAGTTTATATCCGGGTGGTTCTACGGGTAGTCCGGGTGGTGGCCCAAATACTTATGGTGCTCTTCCGGGTTCTCCTGAGTATTTTGTACAGCATGGATCATGGGCACCTCCAGATTATCATCCTTATCAGAATCCATTTCCTGTTAAAAAGAAGAAGGATAAAGGTGGTGGTGGTGGTGCTCCAGAAGAAGAGGCAAAAGTATTTACTCCATTTACATCAAAGACAGCAGACTTTGATGTAGATGATAGATTAGCTAGGATCTTAGGATCAGAGGAAGCTATAGATACAGCTCCAACTACACCTATATTTGTTCCATCAGGATCAGGTACAGCTACTCCTATATCTGCTACTCCTACAAATATACCAGCAGGAGATGCAGCCTTGGAAAATCTACTGTCTAGGTTCAAAGCTAAGAGAGAAGATCCTATTGTAGCTTCTGTAGCTCCAGTAGTGGAAGAATCAAGTAGAGGTGGACTAGTTTCTCTGGCTCATGGTGGAGAACCTCTAGGTCAGAATACACCTGTATTTGAAGGACAGGTTCCGTTGAATGGAGATGGCATGGATGATGAAATTCCATATAAGGTAATCCCTCAAGATCCTGAAGATGCTCCTGATACACCTGATATAGCTTTGCTAAGTTCAGATGAATATGTTCTACCTGCCGATGTTGTGTCCATGCTAGGTAATGGTAGTAGTAATGCAGGAGCACAAGCTCTAGATAGATTTACAAAATTAGTTCGTAAGAAAGCACATGGAACAGATAAACAACAGACTGAATTAAATGAAGATAGGGAGTTATCTAACTTAATCTCATGATTATATATCAAGTTGAACCTCAACATATAGATCTTGTATGGTCTAGTGTTGCACCACTATTAAAGAAACCATTAGAAACAGGATTAGAAGAAGTAGGATTAGATGATATAAAAGAATGGCTAAAGAATCAAAGGCAACAACTTTGGTTATTCTTGGATGAAGAAGAACAAAAAATTATTGGAGCATGTACTACTCAAATTATAATTTATCCTAATAAACGACATTTACAAATACATTTAGTTGGAGCAAAGAAGAATAAATTAGGGGAATGGATGAAAGAATGGCCTTCAGTAGCTGCTGATTTTTGTAAGAAAAATAATATTAGTAATATTGAAGTCATGGCTTATAGAAAAGGATGGGAAAGATTACTATCCAACAAGGGGTATAAAAAGTATTATACTGTTTTAGTGAAGGAAATGAACAATGATTGATACAAAAGAATATATTTTAGATCTATCTATGCCTGAAAAGGTATCACTATTTAATGAATTATATAGTGAACTTGCAGGTCATGGTACAGAGGGAGATACAGAGCTTGCTCATGTAAATACATTTGAAGCTCGTCTGTTAAAGTCCATAGGTGGATCAGGAACTATTAATGAAATCACTGGTCTACGACAGTTTGGTGGTGGTGGGCAACCTGCTCCACCTGCACAGCAAAGTGTTACTCAGACCACAGAATTTCCACCTGAGTTACGTCCATTCATATCGGATATTCTAGGTGAAGCTCAAGCTGAATTTCAACGAGAGAAACAGGAGGGTTTCCTTCCCTTCCCCGGACCTCAAATTGCTTCCTTTACCCCGGAACAACAAGCAGCTTTTGAAACAGGTAGACAACAGTTCACTGGTTTTGCTGGTACACCACTGGCAGCAGGAGAAACATATGCTAGACCTGCATTAGCCTCTACAGCATTAGGTACATCCGAAGTAGGTACAGAAGATATCGGACGTAGGATGGACCCATTCCTTCAGAATGTGGTAGACATAGCTAAAAGAGAAGCAGTACGAGATGAAGAAGCAGCAGTACAAGGTAGAGCAGCACAAGCTGTTGGAGCTGGTTCCTTTGGTGGAACTAGGCAAGCCTTGGTAGAATCAGAAGCTGAAAGAAATTTAGCTGAACGTCTAGGTGATATACAAGCACGAGGATTATCCACTGCATTTCAGAATGCACAACAGGCAGCAGAGGCCCAACGTCAAAGAGAGTTGGCAGGTGGTAGACAGTTTGCTGCACTAGGAGATATTGCTGGACAAAGAGCAAGAGCTGATATTGGTGGTCTGGCTGGCATTGGAGAAACCCAACAGCAAAGAAGACAACAGGCTTTGGATATAGCTCGTCAGGAATTTGGACAGGAACAGGTGTTCCCTGCTCAGACACTAGGAAAGTATCAGTCTATTGTTAGAGGCTTTCCATATCAGATGGGCTTTACAGAACAACGACAACAGACTATACCTACTCCATCATTAGCTCAGACACTTGGTGGTGGTCTTCAAGGGGCTGCTGGATTGTATGGAATGTTTGGTGGATTTAGTGGTAGAAAAGAAGGTGGAATGGTAGGCCGTCAAGGTGGTGGTCTAGTTTCTCTGCAAGGTGGTGGAGTACCAACGGCACCCACAACTGGGGGTGTACCTCAAGTACCACTAGGAGCACAGAAGATGGTTCCTCACCTTATGAAGATGTATGAGAGTAATCCACAATTTAAAAATAAAATAGATCAAGATATTCAGGCAATGGTTCCTCAAGTACAGGGAGTTAATCTTGGAGCAGGAGGAGCACAGACAAACTTAGGTACGGCAGGTGCTCCACCATACGTACCTGTTAGAAAGGGAGGTGGACTTGTTTCTTTAAAACCGGGAGGTGAGGTTAATAGTAATGCATATACTTTAGATCCCTCTTCTGTAGATGAAGTTAGAAGATTAAAAGAAAAAAGAGTTGATCCTTTAATGGAAATGTATCGTGAGCTTGCAGCAGATCGTCCTACTCGTGAAGAAATCCTCCAAGAGAGTAGAGAGTATGCTGCTGCTGAAAGAGAAAGAGCTAAAGAAGATAAGATGCAATCTTTCTATGCTGGTTTACTAGCAAGTGGTGCAGGTATGCTAACTGCTGATCCACAAAAAGGAGCTATAGCTGCTTTCGGATCAGGGGTACAGGAAGGTCTTCCAATAGTTACTGCTGGTATGGCAGATTATCGTGATACTATGAAAGGCATTTCAGATCAAGAACGAAAAGAAATGTTAGCTGCCAGAAACTATGATCTGGAAAATATTATATCTGACATGACAGTTGCAAGATCAGAGCTTACAGATGCAACTCAAATAGCTGACCTTGATATTCAAATTCAGGAAGCTAAACATTTATTAGATCAAAATCGAATAGCTTTAGGAGTAGGTCAAGCAGACTTACCTGATACTTCTGATCTTGAAAAGAGAATGGAACTTATATGGTATGGTAGTGAGGCTAGAGCTGACAGACCAGCACATGCTGGTGAATTTGCTGGAATAGTAAATGAAGTTCAAGCAGAAGTATTAGACTATATTAGAGGTCCGTTGGGTGGTATATTCCCCGGTGATGTTGTATACAATGAGTTATTTGAACGAAAACTAGCAGATAAACTTAGAGCTATATATAGAGTACCTTATAGTGACCGAAAGGGACAAACTACTTCTCAAACTGGTACTTCACCATCTGCTTCAACAACAACAAATGCAATTGTATCAAATTGGGCATTCGGTCGTAACCTTTAAAGGATTTATAATATGGTAATGACACCTAGAACTGGTGAGTTTCATAAGATAAAAGAAGATCTAGATAAACTAGCAGCTTCTTCTGATAGCTTTGGCACAGAAGATGTGCAAAGATATTTAGATGAAAAAGGTGTAGACTCTGAAGAGTTTGCTGCTGCATGGCAGGAGTTTGCCGATGATGATTTTCAAGCTGATTCACCCGGATTAACTGTAGGTCGTATAGCTGGTAGGGTTGTAGGGGAAACTGCTGATATAGCTTTAGATCTAGGTAAGTTAATAACTCCTGAATATGTAGAAGATCTTATAGGTGGATGGGCTGAGAGAGCAGGTGAACATATTCCTGATGATGCTAAACGTACAGCAGCAGAATTATTCGATCCTTATCATGGAGATGGGTGGTTGGAACCACTTGTTGGAGATGTAGCTCCATTTCTAGTTCCCTATACAGGAGCTTTAAAAGGTTATAAATGGGCTAAGATGGGGTTACGTAGGGCAAGAGGAATAAAATCTACACGACCTCACTTAAAACTTCCACATAAGGATCGTACTGGTAAAGTCATACGAACTCCTGAAAAAATTCAAGGATGGGCTAAAAAGCAAAGACCCAAGAAAAAATTAGAAGCTCTGGCAAGAGAAGGCTTTGCTACTGGTACAGGAATGACACTTCTTTTAGGTCCAGATGAAGATATCATTACAGGTCTAATAGAAGAATATGGAGACTCCCATCCTGATCTAATTAAATATATTGATAGATTAGCTATAGATCCCCATGATAGTGAAGCTAAACAATGGTTTGATGCTTTTAGAAATAATGTTATACTGGAAGGACCATTTGCAGCAATAGGAGGAATTGCAACATTTAGTGCTCCATATGTAGGAAAAACAGCTCGTAAAATGAAACTTGGAGAAACTGTTCTGCAAAAAACTGGTATGAGTAATTTAGCTAAGTGGTCTAAAAAGAAAATGAAAGAAAATCTTACATCTAGATATGGTGTAGATGATACTACATTAGCTATGGCATTACGTAGAATGTATGCTGGTAACAAAGCTGTATCAGAAGCAGATGGTATAGCCCAAGATCTAAAGAGAACTGTTGAACGAGAACGAAAAGCAGCAAATAAATTAACCGATGAACCTATTGATGAAAAGGAACTATTAGAGTTAATGAATAGAGGATTAGGTGGAGATCGTCCTGAAACTCAAGCAGCAGCTTTAGAAACTCTTAGATCTATAGGATTCAATGATACAGCAGATGGTTTAGTTCGTATGAGAGGAATGGTAGATGATTTCTCAAGAGCTATTACAGACTCTAAAAATGGAATTGTTTCAGGAGAATTACAAGCAACTATAGATTCTCAAATAGGATTATATCTTAATAGAGCTTATCGTTTATTTGACGATCCTTCATTTGAAAATTGGGATGAATTAAAGAATATGGACGGGGGCATGAGACGAATAGAGAATGCTCTAAATTATATTCAAAGGCAAGGGGCTACTGAAGATCAGGCTGATTATATATTAAAAAAGATACTAGGTAAACGAGATAAAAAACTCCAGAATGAATCTCTTAAAATTCTTAGTGATAGTGCTTTAAAAAGTAGTAAACCATTTTATGGAAGAAGTAATCTGCCGTGGGAAATCAAAGAACTAATTGGAGAAATAAAAGATCCTTATAAAAACTTTGGCAGAACCTATGAAAAATTAGCAGTAGCTAAAGCTGAAGCTGATTATTTACATGGATTAAGAAGCCATCTTCTGGCAAATGGACTAGCTAAAGAAACTACAAGAGGACCACGAGTTTCAATGGGACCAAGCCGTTTAGAATCTCCTCTTCCTTCTCCTAATACTACAAAAGAAGAAGCTATGGATTCGTTGAAAGATATTTCAAATGAAAGATTAACTAGAATATTGGGGAAAAAGGCTTTAGATCCAGAAGATTATCAGGCACAAAATCCATTAGAAGATCTTGTAGCTAATGAAAGTTATCAAAAATTTATACGGGAAGGTACAGAATTATTTTCTCCAGCAAATGCATTAGGTAGAGCATTTCTATTATCAAAGGTAGGTACTCAAACAGCTAAGACTGTACTATCTCCTGCTACTCATGGACGGAATGTCATGGGTAATCTAATTCTTCTAGGAGCTAATGGTTATAATCCACTTACTTTTGGTAGGGAACATGGAGCTTTAGACATAGTTACCAATCGACTCAGAGGTTATAGTGATGAGAAGTTGGGAAAATATGTTGGACGGCTGCAAGAACTAGGTATTATGGATAGTAGTGTTAAAGCACAAACAGTTAAGAAGATAGCTAGTGAAGCCTTTAACTATGATCCTAATTCTCATATAGGTAGATTGAATAAATCTGGAATAGGAGTAGCAACTAGAAAGATATTTGAAACATATCAGGCTGAAGATGATTTATTTAAAATTGTACATTTCCAAAAAACTTTGGATGATATGAGGAAATGGAATCTAGGAGTATCTGATGATGTTCTAGAAGAAATGGCAGCAGTCAGAACACGAGACTTAATGCCTAACTATGCTCTTGTTCCTAAAACAGTTAAATGGTTAAGACGTTCTCCTCTTAGTGACTTTGCTGCATGGCCAGCCGAGCTTACACGAGTTAGTAAGAACCTCGTAAAATATTCATATCAAGATGCTTCAGGAAAAACAGCAGCAAGGTTAAGAAGAGAAGGTTTTGATATAGATGATAAGGCTGCTGAAGCTATTAGAGATCAAGGGTATAGGAGAACGGCTGGTTTAATTACTGCTTCACTAATGGGAGATGCATTAGCCAATTGGTCAATGCAATGGCAAGGTTTAGATCAAGAAGATGTTTATAATATAAATCGGTTAGCTCCTCCGTGGGAACAGAATACAAATAAAATATTTTTAAGTGGTATTGATGAAGATAAGAGTGGTCATATTGGAGTAGACTATATAAATCTAGGACCAATAGATCCTTTTTCTTATCTAAAGGCTCCTGCAAAAATGGTTATGGCTGCTTTAAAAGCTGACAGAGATATACCACGTACAGATATGTGGGCTTTAGGTGTAGCTGCTTATGATAATGTTCTTGGCCCATTTCTAGGAGCTTCTATGGCTACAGAATTAGGAATGCAATTAGCTACAGGTGCTCTTACAAGAGAAGGACAAGAAGAAGCAATTAAAGATATTCCGGGGTTTGCTCTAGAATCTGGTAAAAGTATCTTAAAGGCTTTTGAACCCGGAGCTTATACTTTATTAAAAAAGCAATTACAATATCAGAATAGAAAAAAACAGGCAGCTTTACAAGGAAGAGGAGTAATGTCTGAGTTTGGATACTCAATGTCTCCAAAAGAATTTACAGGTTTAGGATCTTTTACTAGATGGCTTGGTATACGTCCTCAACGATTAGATATATCTGCTGGTGTAAGAAGAAATCTCTTACCTTTAGTAAAAGAAATAGAGAATGCACCTGCTAAATTTACATCAGAGGCTTCTAATCCAGCAGGGAGAACACAAGAAGAGCTTGCAAATACGTATGCAGATTCTATAAAGAAGCAAATAGATAATTATAAAAGATTAAAAAGTATTACAGATACTTACGATAGTCTATTAAATGATAATAATATTAAATATAATCCAGAAGTTAAATCTCATACAGATGGGCTGGATGTTATTATAGGTGGGGCAACAAAAGATCATACAACTAGACTTATGCCTAACTTACTTGATTACATGGACAATGCTAGAAATAACGAGTTTGTACCTTTCTATCCAACTCCACAAGCTGACTTAGGAACGATCCGTTCTGGAAATGTTATTCCGTGGGAACAAATAGATCAACTATATGATGCTTTACAAAAGACAACTATAAACGACTAGTAGGAGTTACTTATGCAAGACATGACTATGATCTGGAATGCCATACTCACGATGGCTATTGGTGGATTTCTGTGGTGGATACGTACCACTTCAGCATCCATTACAAAGATACGTGAGGAAGGGTTGTCTAATAGGGAGCATATAGCTCTGACCTATGCAACCAAGCAAGATGTTAAGGACGACCTACACCAGATTATGGCAAGGTTCGATAGGCTTGAAGATAAGATAGATGACTACATGAGGATGGATAAATAATGGTTGATCCACTACCTATGGAAGAACCTACTCCTGTTAGGATATCAGAGCAGTACCCTGCTGCTGCTGCTCTAATACGTAAGTGGGAATCAGTTGATCAGTCAGGTGATCCACATCTTATTCCTTATCAAGATAGTGGTGGGAATTGGACAGTAGGTTATGGACAACTTATAGATTCTGATAGTAAAGATATTGAACGAACTCCTGAATGGGCAGAAGCTAACTTCGATAATCAAATAGAAGTAGCCTTAGAGGATGTAAGAAAATTAGAGGCAAAACTTCCAAAAGGAATGAGATTTACTCATAATGAAATAGAAGGTTTAATTCCAATTCTACAAAATGTAGGGTATACAAAAATTACTAACCAAGGTACTAATGCAATGAAGGCATTACAAGATGGAAATAAAAAAAGATTTGCATTTGAACTATTTGATGCTGAACAAGGATTTACAAAAGGTGCTAATGAAGATGGAGATAAGGTTATATTAGAGGGGCTAGTAACAAGACGAGGAGAAGAAGCAGCTTTATTTGCCAGAGGACGGCATACAGGTGGTATGATACAACGTAATCCATATCCCTATAATCCACGACCCATATAAGGAGTTATAATGAAGAAACGATGGGAGTTTTTCTCAGAAGACGATTTAAGATGTAAAGGTACAGGTGAAATAAATATGAATGAAGAGTTTATGAAGAAGCTCGTAGCTCTTCGGAAGGAATTAGATCAGCACATGAATATAATATCGGGCTATAGACATATGGCTTACAACGATGTTATAGGGGGTAATAGAAGTTCACCCCATCTACAAGGTATAGCTGTAGATATTGCATGTCATGGTAAAAAAGCATATAATATAATTAGATTAGCAACGGAGCATGGCTTTAAAGGTATAGGTATAAAGCAGCATGGTTCTAAGGAAGATAGATATGTTCATTTAGATATGGACAACTATCAAACTCCTACTATATGGAGTTATAAATAACACAACGATAAGGAGTAATAAATGGATTGGATGGAATTTATTAGAACATCTTGGCCCATCTTCCTTGCACTTACTACTCTTATCGTTGTGCTGGCAAAGATGCATTCGGATATTCAAATCATAAAAGATAAGATACGAACACTCTTTGAATTATTTAACAGAGAGAGAAACTAAAAACTACGGCTATATTCTAGGAATATATCTCCTGTATCTCTATAGTTCACACCATTCACAGTAGAAGAACGAAAGAAGTTAACAGTACGTCCTATCTTACGTGTCCAAGCTACCTTAATAATATTATCTTCCAAGAACTTCTTTGAAAGAAAAAGTCTCATCTTATTCTGAGTACTGTCGTCTGCATTAAGTTCATAACGAGTACCTAATGTAATACCTAGATCTGCTGTCCTAGTGGGCAACGGAGCCAGATCTTCAACAGTAACATTACTTGCTTGTGCTTCTTGTTCATCGTTACAAGCAGCAATCACAAATAAACTAGCTACTAAAGCTACAATAATCTTCATATATTTCTCCTATGTAAAGTTACATTTCTTAATAAGGTTATCAACTTTGTCTTTGCCAAGTATTTGTAGAGCTTCGATGATAGATGTTTCTAAACCTTCCTTAGACATATCAGCATCTTTATCACCCTTGGCTCCTCGTATTCTGGAAAGAAGTTCCAGTGCTTTAATAGCACTATTTGTATGACCATTATTCTTAGCAAATGTATATTGATTTTCTATTTCATCAATAACATCTATATTAGTTTCTAGTTCATTCTCTAAGTCGGCTATTCTTTCCACAATCTCATCGTTCTTTAACATCCTATAACCTTGATTATAGGCAGATCGTGCAGCATATCCAGCAGCCTTGGCAGCTTCTGTTGCATTACGATGTAGCACGTAGGCTTGTGCAAACCTCTCTTGTTTATCTGTTAGCATTATTTAAGATTGTCTCTTTGTATACCTTTGGTCTTCTCAAAACTTCTCATACCACCAAGACCAAGTAAGGATAAGGTTAATGTCATCAGTCCTTCTGTTGGTATCATAGGTAGTACTATATCATT